AACGGACATACGGTCAATCTCGGCTGTGTCTGACTTCATACGAACTGTACGTGCGACCTTACCGATAACGGTTGCGTCGAACATATAATCAAGGAAGCGAGCAGACTGTTCTGGGTTAAGAAGTCCGCCATTGCCATTCTCAGACGCTGTGTGTACTCCTGTTCCACCAGTTGTTGAACCGAATCCTGTCGATACCTGAGTACCAGCTGCTACGGCCTTTTCTAATGTTTCATTGCTCATTTTTATACCTACCTTAGTTGAATATTTCGTTTACGGAACCGAGGAAAGAACCGTTCCATTTAGATTTTTTGATTGTTGTTGCTTCTTCTGATCGGCCAAGATCTGAAGACTTCTTAATTGCAGTCTCTGATTCTACTGCGTCGACACGCTTTTGTACACCATCAATCGTGTTCTTGATGTTATTTACAGCGCTTGAAAGTGCTGTGTGTTGTTCTGCCAACTCTGAAATTCTAGCATCTACGCTCTTGCTGAAAGCTTCAACAGTCTCTTGGATTGTTGTTACTTGTGCTGCATTTGCTTCAGATGCCTTGTTTAGAGTTTCTGAGAAAAAGCCTTTTAGATCGCCTAACATCTTCGCAAAATCAGGTTCATCAACCTTATCTTCTGATACTTCGGCTGCTTTTTCCAGAGTCTCGGCAGGAACGTCTTCTGCTACTGCTTCTGCAGGAGCTTCAGCTGGAGCTGCATCATCTGCAACTACTGCTGTATCTTCAACGGCTGTTTCTTCTGCTACTGCTTCGGCTGGTGCTTCTGCTGCAACATCTTCGACAACTACGTTTTCTGTATTATCTGACATTTCATTACCTCCTTCTGCGTTTGCCTGTTTTGCAATTGTTTGTGTTTCAGGCAACGTAAATCTTGATTGCTTATGTGCATCAAGAATTTTATCTATCTCTTTTGCTTTGTTAACGTCTGAGCTTTCAACCCATCCTATTAACTCCGCTGGCTTTCCAGATACTGGAGAGTCATATGTTTTATCTGTTGAGATAAAAACAGAATCACTGTCTGCACAGTAAAATATGTTTTCAGTTACTACACCTACTGCAATTCCTTTAGCAATGTATTGTCCATTTACTTTCTGAATAGAAAGAATGTTACAAAGTTCATTTGCTGGTGAATCAACAATAGAAAGTTCAATTAGTTCATAGTTCTTAATAAATCTTACGGTCTTACCGTTCGCCTTGTTAACTTCATTGTCTGATTCAAGAATTTTTCCGCCGATTGAGAATCCAGATAGTGTTCCGTCTAGAACTTTCTCCCAGGTATCTTGTGCGCCCTTTGAGATGTACGCATCTACATATACTCCATTGAAGAACTCTTTTGACTTTGGGTCGTAGAAAGTTTCTGGCTTAAAAGAAACCATCTTACCTACCGCATTTGATCCATGCATTTCACGAATGTTTCCACGGAAATTTTCAAATGCCTTGAGACTTGATTCTGATGTTACGACATCACCAGTCTGATCAACATTGTCTAGGGTTGCAAATCCAGATACGGTTCTCTTTTCACGGTTAACCTTAGTAAAAGGTACCGACAAATTAATAACGTTGCCGTTACTGGTCCATAAAGACTTTTCAATGTTCATATGCTTAATTTTATAGTGTTATAGACTATAAAGCAAATAACAGTTGAGTGGACTTAGTCGACCTGTCTTCCGTCGCCTTTAGCATTTCTGCCTTCTCCTGAATTATCGGGAGCAGTTGCCTGTCGGTCTTGGGATCTTTGTCTTGTATTTCCTGCTTGGGCTAATTGCTCTGAAGCGGCCTGACCCTTTAAATCTACCATGTCGTCTCCGCCATCTAGAGGAATCATGCCCTTTCTAATTCTAACTTCGTTAGGGGTAATTACCTGCATACGCAAATATCTTTCATCAATTTTAGACTGGGTGTCTTCATCGGTCAAAGTCAATTCATTAAACTTTAAAATAAGGGCGTCTGTCTTTTCATCAAATATTGCATTTATTTTTTTCTCAAGTGTCATTTGGGCTGGTCGACAAACCTGCTCTTTAAATGTTTTATCAGCATCTCTTGCGACTGCTAAATTTACACCCTCTGGAGTTCCAATTTTATTAATTGGGACACGGTGAGCCAATAGGATTTCGTCTCTATTTGATTTACGATATTTCTCAAATGAGCCTTCCTGATTGCCCGCCTCAATAGGCTCCATTTTAAATTCAACCTTTGAGTCTGGGCTGTCTGCTGGAAGTGGGACATATAGGGATCTATGGTTCTTTCCCTTTAATCCAACTTGGAAAAACTCAAGCAATTTACGCTCTGACTCTGGAGAAAGCTTTGCTCCCTTTACTGTAATAATATATCTCGGGACTGCTTTGTTTTCAAAGTAGTCTAGGTTATATCGACCAGATAATTCATTACCTGCAAGTGCTACCTGTGCAGCAATAATATCTGGGATACCATAATAGTTGTTCATCGGTGTATACTTCTTGAAATGAATAATCTCATTTGGACGATCCTCTTGCCCAGCAATTGGATTCTCTGTTTCAGTGTCTCCGAAGTTATTAAAGAATACAGCCTTGCCATATAGCAATTGAATAAAGCCATCTCTTAGTCTACGTACACGCATTGTCTTTGCTGGAATATGTCCAATATATCCAATGTTTCCGCCTGTTGTTCTACCTACTTCAATGTAGCCATTTCCTGTCGCTTCATAGTCTGTGTAGACCTTAATTAAAGTTTGTGTAAATGTGTCTTCAGCATTCGTTGTGTCTAGCCAAGCATGCATGTCCTGGCGTAGTTTGTTTAACTTTCTACGGGCTCTTTCTAATTGCTTATCATCTGTAATAGAATCAAAAGCATCGTTTGTTTTCTTTGTCTCAACAAAGTCATATCCTAGGCCAACAATATTGGCGACCTTGGCATTAATTGCTGCATAGTTATATGTTGAAATCTCATATACCTTTGAAAGATATTCTTGATTATATGGGGGCTCAACAAGATCAAACATAGCATAACCTGTAATTGCTTGTGCAAGAAGATTTTGCTGTGTTCCTGTTTGTTCTATTCCAGTAAATGCCTTAGAAAATTCTCTATTAATTCTACGTTTAAATGATGAACCCAGACCTCTGAGTTTCTTTATTTCTTCAAGGTTTACCGCAAATGGGTCATTGTTCTTTTCATCTTTTTTAAAAGAGAACCAATCGGCTGTGTTTGATATATCAATAAGGTTTTCGGAGCTATCCTCACCTAGGAATTCTACTGTCATCTTAAACCACCTAACTTCTTCATTTCGTCTTTATAGTTACCAATATCATATGGATCAGGAACTAGTCCCCAGTTGAGTCTTTGCTTTTGGTGCTCGAATTCTTCATCATCAATTTTCCTTCTAGCTGAAAGAAATTTAGGCCCGCCTTCGTATATGCCGAACGAGCGAACTTCTCTAGCCAAAGCATCGATGTTGGATCTATTGCCTTTTTTGGACGTGACTGAAAGAAAGTTCCCATCATCATCCCCAATCCATTTACCGTTTGGCATTTCCCAGACATATATGCCTAGGATCGACTCTTCTTCGTTAATGTTATATTTAGGCTTATTCATATCCATAGACATAAATCATACCATTATTTCGTGCTAAAGTCTAGAGTTTGTCCATCTCTTGGACAAAATTATAGGCTAACTGACTCTGGTTCTACCACAGTTAGAAAGAAAGGAGTAGAATCGTCACCAGAGGATGACTCTATTAGTGAGAATGAAGTATCATCAATCTGATTTACCGTATTCCCTGTATATAGCAGGTAATGATTTAATATTCTATTGACAGACAGGGCACTCTCATATACGGCTACGTTATTATACATATGCCCTATGCCAGACTTGGTGTCATTCTGATTCTGATTAAATTTGATACTTGTATCAGATGATGTTAGATTTATTACAATATGATGTGGTGTATCTACTACTAGGAAGTTCCAGACATTTGTTTCCGCCGTCCTATCTATGCCATTGACATAAATTGAGGAGATCCCTGTCTTTGTTATTGCCCCCGCAGAATTCCATTCGTACTTTTTAGCTGCCCCTGAGAATAGGACATTCTCATTATACTGTGGGGTGTATATCATTTCTATACAAGAAACGGCGGGAATAGAATTCAATGAGAATCCATGTCCGTCATACATAACAAGCCCATTGTATTTATTATAAGAAAGGGTCTTGCTATTATTCTTTGGGAGGGAATAGTCATAAGTCGAAGATACATAATATCCTGAATTATCGCTATAGAAGTTCTTTCCAGTATAGAAAGCTATTTCTAGGGATCGAAGGATTGGAAGATATTTGGTTGTATCTGCAGAGGATAGTGTTATCCTTAAATAAACAATCTGTGAGAATTGATTATCATTCTTATTGATATATGGAAGAGGACTTCCATTCTTACAGGTCCGCCAAGTAATATTATCAATGCTTGCCTCTACAAGAATTCCAGATACATCATTGCTCCAATGAATCTGTGAGGTATCGATATTTAAATAGTTAGGGACAATAAAATAGTCTGTAAATGTAAATGATGCAGTTGCTGCAGTAGTTGTCTCTGGTATATAGATGTATGAGCTATCATCAGATATTGAGATCCCGCCCGTTGCTACTTCAGACCATGGCTTAGATGTTGGGTATGAGTAAATAAACTTAGGCCTCATAGATTCTGTATTCATGCTAAATAGGTATCCGTTATCTGCTGCCACAATTTGAGAAATATTTACTTCTTGAGTACCCTCATTGTAATGGCTTAATACCTGAGTGCCAGAGAGGGCGTATCTATAGAATCCTACACAGTCTACTACAAATCTGCCAGTAGAAGGTCCTGATTGAAAAGTTGCTGTCTCATTGGAAAACTTGTATGAGTCTATTTGCAATGCATCAGCAATAAACCCGTTTATGTATAGGGATAATATATTACTCTGGAATATACCAACAACATATATCACTTCAGAATTTGATACTGTGGCCTGAACTTGGTTGGATCCAACCCTAAATATGATATTGCCGTTCTGATAAAATATGCCAGTATTTGTTGCAGTGTCTCCAACTATTGTTGTGCTTACGTTATATCCTGGAAGTGCACACCAAGCCTCTATAGAAAAAGAGTTATCTTTGTAGTACTTTGTAGCAATTCCTTTTGGGTTATATGTAATAATAGTGGAGCTTAAAACTTCAGTTCCTCTTACAGAGCCTGTTACTAAAGGCATTATTTGTTTTGATGAAGCGAAAGAAGCGGTACCATTATTTAAACTACCTGAGTAGTCGTAAATCTGCATTCCGCTTATTTCTCCATATGTAAGACCGCTATCTTTTAAAGCCTGATATGTTGCATATTGAGATAATAGCTCAGTAAATGTGTTAGTGGTTCCAGACTGGACTTCATCTAATAGGTAGAATGAGTTTGGAAAGTCATTTAAGATTCTGCTCTTATATGACATGGTTAAACCTGATTATTTTGCTCTAGAAGTGCTACTCTTGCAGATAGCTCTTGTACGGCTTTAATTAATGGCGCTATAAATTCTGAATATCTTAAACCCTGTATAGATTCAGGATCATCTTTATCCTCTAGAGTCCATCCTGCAAAATCGTTACTAGTACTTTCATCTAATGCTACCTTAACTTCTTGAGAAATTAATCCGTAATGATTTCTTACTCCTGGCTCAGATGTAAAACTTGGCTTTCCATCCTCATCTAGAATTACATTTCCATTTGCATCTTTTATTTCTACATTTTGTCCTTTTATAAATTTATAAGAAACTGGTCTAAGCTTATTTATAAAAGATAATCCTAAGTCTGAATTTTGTACTGCAGTTTTTTCTCTAGCATCGGATGTATTAACTGTTCCAGTTCTGCCAAAAATATTATTCCATCTGTAGCTAGAAAACCCTAAGCTGTAAGTATCGGTGAAATAAGGAACAAAGTGTCCCCATCCATCTGCGCCAGGGGATCCGAATGTTATAAGCCCACTAAAGGTTGTGTTGCTTGTTGAAACACCAGAAGCGCCTGTAGCGCCTGTAGCGCCTGTAGCTCCTGTAGCGCCAGTTGGGCCCTGTGGGCCTTGTGAACCTGTAGCGCCTGTTAGGCCAGTTGGCCCTTGTGGGCCTGTTGCACCTGTAGGTCCTGTTAATCCTTGAATTCCTTGTGGGCCTTGTGGGCCTGCTACTGTGCTTGCTGCGCCAGTTGCTCCTGTGGCACCTTGAATACCTTGAGGACCCTGTGGGCCTGTTGCTCCTGTTGCGCCAGTTGCACCCTGTGGTATTCCAAAACTTAAAATTGCTGCTGAAGTTGTTCCAGTATTTGTAACAGATGCAGATGATCCTGCAGCTAATGTAGTTATAGATCCAACTGATATTGTTGCTGCAGATCCTGTTGATCCTGTTGGTCCTGCTGGGCCTGCTGGGCCTTGTGGGCCAGCTACTGTGCTTGCTGCACCAGTTGGGCCAGTTGGTCCTTGAGGTCCTTGTGGGCCTTCTGGTCCAACAATCTGACCCGCTGATGTCCAAGATGAGCCGCCCCATATGTAAAGGTCTCCATCTGCATCTACAATTCTTGCATCGTTGGCGCTATTCCCAGAGGACGGCAAAGCTGCTACGTTGGCTACTGATGCTTTAACATTAATAGATGTTCCTTGTGGGCCTGTCGGTCCCGCTGGACCTTGCGGTCCTACTTCACCTTGTGGCCCTTGTGCACCTGTTGTAACTCTTTGAAGGTTCCAGGCAATTCCATCCCAAATCCATGTGCTTCCACCAGCGGTGAATGACTGATTCAACGATGGGCTATTTGGAAAATCTATTGCCATTTATGTCTCCTATATTCCTATAACTGCTTTTGCTTCAGCTTCTGTTAAGCCTAAAGCTTTTAATTTAGCTAATGCCGAAATTATTTTTGGATTTAGTTCAATTGCTACTGTTGACTCCGTAGGCAAATAAGAAAGATCTTCTTCTCTTTTAGACAATTCAGTTTCAGTGTATTCTCTTAAAATAAATTGTCCTGATTCTACGTTAAACTCATTAATGTCTGACATTATGCTATACCCCACAATTTCCAAGTTCCGCTTCCAAATGATCCTCCGCCAGTACTAACATTTATTGATGTTATAGCAGAAGAAGCATCATAAGATCCCGCTACTATTTCCATTTGATCCCATACATCTGCTGATGTAACTTCACTACAAAGCATACCGTTATGAATTAATGATACACCTTTGCTTCCTGTACTATTTGCATTTGTAATTCTTAAAGAACCATTACATGTCATATAAGAATAATATGTTAGAAATGTTGGTATACAAGATGTAGTGGTTACAGAAAGTCCATTATATGTACTTCCTCCATATGTTCTAGAGAACTGAAAGTTGTAATCACTAAAATTTGTACTATTATTTAATTTAAATAATGGCCTATTTCTTGTTGATGTTGTTACTCCATAAAACTCTAAAACTAGTTCTTTATATGTTCCCGCCAGCCCAGTAAAAGCTACCGCTGATCCACTTGAAGAAGTTGCTGAACCAATATATGACCATGACCCACCAGATGCTCCAGTGAGCCCTGTTGGCCCTGTTGGCCCTTGAATTCCTTGTGGGCCTGTTGCACCTGTTATGCCTTGAATTCCTTGTGCGCCTGTTGGCCCTGCGGGACCTGTTAATCCTTGAATGCCTTGCGGACCTTGCGGGCCTGTAGGTCCTGTTACGCCCGTTCTAACAACGTTCCACCGAGAACCATTCCATGTCCATGAGTTTGAACCGACAGTAAATACTTGATTTAATGTGGGGGAATTTGGAAAATCTATAGCTGCCATGATATCTCCCTATAACCCTACTATTGCTTTAGCTTCGTCTTCGGTTAATCCCAAAGACTGTAATTTAATAATAGCAGATTCTCTTAAAGCAACAGATTCTTGATTTTCTAAAAATTGATCTTGAGATCTCATGTCAATAACTTTTTGCGGAGGATTAGACTCAAGTTCTGCTCTTTTATCTAGCTCTTCTTGAGTATACTCTCTTTCAATAATTTCTCCAGTGGAAATATTAATCTCTGTTATATTTGTCATAATGTACTCCCTAATACAGTAAAGTATGTTGATAGTTGAAGCGAGCCGCCAATAACTCTACCAAATGCTCCTGCGCTTCCATAAAGCAGCTCAAATGTAATTGAGTTAATAGGTCCTGTGTTATTCCATATACCAGTTACATTTCTAGTTTTTGGATAAGCTGTGCTCCCAATAGATGATCTTCCTTGTGCTACTAATTTATATGATTTTGCTGTAGAAGATAAATTATCAAAAATTTCTATGTATCCTCCCGAAGGACCTGAAGGAACTATAAATAATCCTGGGTCTCCATTGTTTGCTCCATAGGTCTGCGCTTCATATCCAGATAGCCCAGTTCCACCAGTTGACCCAGTTCCATAAAATGAACTCTGTGAATAACCAATAAAGTCTAACAAGCCGTATCCAAATTTACTATTTGCTGCGCCTCCGCCATTTACAGATGCTACTAAAAAGTTATTATTTGGATCAGAAGGGGCAGCAAGTGTTCCACCGCTAACTTCTTGTCTAAACCAAATTATTTTAAGTCTATTGTATGATCCAAGTCCAGATAACGTAACAGTAGTTCCAGATGTTACAGCTTGATTAGTAATTATTTCTGTCCATCCAGTAGGTGTATAACCTGATGGTCCTGCTGGTCCTGTTGCGCCTGTGGCTCCTGTTGCGCCTTGTGGACCTGCTTGAGAATTTCCAAATTCAATCCATGAAGAGTCGTAATAAATATATGTAAGTCCATCATCTGAGTTATACCAAGCTTGTCCTTCTACTGGATTTGCAGGAGGTGTTGTTGCTACTACTGAGAATGTTGCTTTTGATCCCGCCTCACCTTGTGGTCCTTGTGGGCCTTGTGGGCCCTGTGGGCCAACGATCTGACCCGCAGAAGACCAAGATGAGCCATTCCAAATATAAAGGTCTCCATCTGCATCTACAATTCTTGCATCGTTTACAGTATTTCCTGTTGAAGGCAATGCCGTTACAGTTAAAGAAGATGCTTTAAGATTTATTGAAACGCCTTGTGGACCCTGAATACCTTGAGGCCCTTGTGGACCAGTTGCTCCTGCTGGGCCAGATAGAGATGATCCTGTTTCTACCCAATATGAATCATAGTATGTATAGCTTCTGCCATTATCTGAATTAAACCACGCCTGTCCATTTACTGGACTTGCTGGTGGTGTTGAAGATGTAATAGAAAATGTTGCTCTAGTTCCTTCTGGTCCAGTTGCGCCTGTTAAACCTTGCGGACCTTGCGGTCCAGTTGCACCTGTTGCGCCAGTAATTCCTTGTGGTCCTGTTGAACCCTGTGGACCTTGTGGACCTTCAGGGCCTGTGGCTCCCGTTAAACCTTGAATACCCTGTGGACCTTGTGGGCCTGTTGATCCTGTAGGGCCTGCTGGACCTGTTGGTCCTTGAATTGTGCCAACGTTAATCCAATTGCTATTTACAGAATCCCAAACATAAAGATTGCTTGAAATTAAATATCCATCTCCAGCATTTCCAGTTGGGTGAGCAGATTGTAACGCTGCAAGTGATGCATAGGAACCAAGTATCTGTATTCCAGTTCCTGTATCACCTTTAACACCTTGAATTCCTTGCAAGCCTTGCGGACCTTGCGGTCCAGTTGCACCTGTTGCGCCAGTTAAACCAGTTAATCCTTGTGGACCTTGAGGTCCAGTTGCGCCAGTAGATCCTGTTGGTCCTGCAACAGTACTTGCTGCACCTGTTGCACCTTGTGGTCCTTGCGGACCTTGCGGTCCTGTTGCACCTGTAGGGCCTTGTGCACCTGTTGCGCCTGTAGGACCCGCTGGTCCTGTAGCGCCAGTTGGTCCTGGATTGTTTGTTAAATAATTATCTATATCTGTTGCTAAATAGCCAAGGTCTCTTGGGACATCGGGCGACATATCTAATGTCGGATATCTAAATGTTTTAGGCGTTGTATTTCCTGGCATTTTTAAATTATACCATTCTCAGGGTTATAAGCCTTTTAAACGCTTACTATTTGAGCCTTTCATTATCTGATTTTTTAACTAAGTAGGCAGAACTAAGATCGTCCAATGTATAATAAGATACTGGAAAATCTGCCAATATAGTTCTGTAGTAAGACATTAAATATCTTACGCCATTGCTTGAAGTACATTAAGAATAGCTTTAGCCTTGCTCATTTCTACAGTTTCAGAACGAATTGCTGCATAGCATTGATCTGCATACCATAGGTTTGACAATAGCTCTACATCTGCCATATCAGCAACTGATGCAATTGCTGCATGCTTATCAGTTGAATTGCGATAATCAAGTAGACGTGCTGGCCACTCTGTAGGCAATGTTGCAATAATTGCTGTGTACATAGCAATGTTTGCTTCGTATTGTGCCACCTC